ACTGGAAGAAATCAACTACGATGTAATGAATGATTTGGTCAATCTAAAAGACCACCAGGAGTTCTTGCTTAAACTATTAACCAACAAAGATTCATTCATACGTAAACGTATCATTGATCAAAATTTGAGTTATTTAAATGCACGTTTAGGACAGTATTTAGATCGTATTGGTTTGCCGCACACAGTTAAATTTAACAACGACTTGAGTGTAAGCATTACTGAATTGGGTCGTGACTTAGACTTTGATAATTTATCGCGTGGAGAACGCAATCGTTTGATTTTATCGTTGAGCTGGGCATTCCGCGATGTATGGGAAAGCCTATACCAACCCATTAACTTGTTGTTCATCGACGAACTTATTGATTCGGGCATGGATTCAAACGGTGTTGAAAACAGTTTGAGTATACTTAAAAAGATGAGCCGCGACGCTCACAAGTCCATTTGGTTGGTTTCGCACAAGGATGAATTGGCTGGACGTGTAAACAATACCTTACATGTGATCAAAGAAAACGGTTACACAAGTTATAACACGGACATAGAAATAGTATGAGTTTGTTTGGGGTAGTGCTGTCGGTACCAAGAATTACACCAGTGCGTCCCAGCTTGGCTCCGGCACTGATAAAATCTCTAATAGAAAAACAAAATCTATCTGCACGAGTAGTTGATATAAACATTGATTTTTATAATCATTTTGCCAATACTCATGGTGCAGATACCTTTAAAGAAGTTGACCGATATTTAATAGGTCTTAACAAGACTCCTCTCAGCAATGCAGCTGAACAATCTTACAATGAATTTTTAAATCAATGGGTTGATCGATTGATTGAAATCAATCCTGAACATTTCTTTATCTCGGTGTTTACTTGGCAGGCGCAGAGATTTGTACGAGATTTTTTACAAATCTTACGACCAAAGACTCACAGTAAAATCATAGTGGGCGGTCAGGGCATAGGCGAAATTAGAGAACAAACCAGTTGGATTGGTCGTCCTATCTATGCTGAAAAACTCAAAAATTTAGGTTTGATCGATCATTGGATCAAGGGCGATGCAGAAACCACTATTCCTTTAATTTGCCAAGGCATTTATGAAGGGCAAGGCATTGACACCGACGATTATGCAAAATGGAGTACGCTTAAAGATAATCCCATACCAAGTTATGAGGATTTGGATCTTGCTTTGTATCATAGTGGTATTCCTGGCGGTGTGCTACCATTGGAAATTTCTCGTGGCTGTGTAAGGGAATGTAATTTTTGCGATTGGGTGACTTCGGGTGGCGGCTTTAGATCCAAGACAGGACAACAAATGTTTGAAGAAGTTCGGTATTATGTAGAAAAGCATCAGGTAAGAAGTTTTTATTTTAACGATGCTCTGATGAACGGATCTATAAAAGAATTCAACACATTCAATAAATTATTGTTGGACTACTATAAAGAAAACAACTATCCTGACAGATACATCGAGTATTCGGGACATTTTATCATTAGAGGCCCATCACACGGATGGCGCAAAGAGCATATAGAACTCATGGGTCGTGCTGGTGCATACAGCATGGTTGTTGGTGTTGAAAGCGGATCAGATTCTGTCAGGACCGACATGAACAAAGGCTACACCACTGCCGATTTAGACTATAACATGGAAGAATTTGTCAAACACGGCATTAAACTATACATGTTGATGATGGTCGGATATCCTACTGAAACCAGAGAAGATTTTGATCAGACCTTGGACTTGCTAAAACGTTATCAAAAATATGTTGCTGGTGGACATATCAGTGGAGTTAACCTTGGGCAAACTTTTATCATTGAAGAAGGTGCTCCAATATTTTACAATCCAGAAAAATTACAATTGGTCGGAGTCAACGGATCGGATCAACCAAGAGATGTATTTTGGATGAACCCGCATAATCCTACCCTGACTTATAAAGAACGTATCAAGCGCAGAATTGAAGCACAAGAGCTGGTTACCAAGCTGGGTTATCCAATCTGGCGTGGTGATGCTCAATTGGGCTGGTTGGTTAAAAAATACAAAGATATCTACGACGGCAATTTTTATGAACATCAGACTACAATTTAAAGCCGAACGTAGATTGGGCGATCCGCTGATCAGCATAATTGTTGATGACAACATGCCCAGTTATAGTGGACCTTGTCAGGACGAATTCAATTTGACTGTTCCAGTTATTCCCGGTAGTCACGAGCTAAGGATCGTACACTATGGAAAAACTGCAGAAGATCATGTGTACGGAGATGATGGTTCTGTAATAGTTGATAAACACGTTGAAATTGTTGCTGTATGGTTTGATGATGTGGCCTTGACAGCAGAGCTGTGGGACGGAGAGTTTTATCCTGTGTATAATCAAGATTATCTTGATGATTGTTTAGCGCAGGGCATTGATGTTCCCTATAGTTTAAAACCAAATTTATATCTGGGACACAACGGCACCTGGTCGTTAAAATTTGACTATCCTTCTACAGATTGGTTGGTAAAAATTAGAAATGACAAGATGTTAAAAGTCTCAGATCCTGATTTTCTTACCAGAGAACAAGATTTAAAAATAGCCAAAGAGTTTTTTGAAACTGCTCCAGATTTGCCGTGGGATCACTGTGTTTAACGTAGATCGCATACAGGAATATCAAATTGAAATTACCAGCTACTGTAATGCAGCCTGTCCCCAATGTCCTCGCAATGAAAACGGACAGGGTATCAATCCACGTATGCCCTTGTGCCACATGGATCGACAGGTTATAGATCGTACTTTTACCACGGATGTTTGTAATGGGCTACATCAAATATTTTTTTGTGGTAGCTACGGCGACCCGATCATGCATCCAGAGTTCTTGGACATATTGCGAGACTTTAGACGTAAGAATCCCACCTTATGGTTGTATTTCCACACCAACGGCGGAGTACACGATACCGACTATTGGCAAGAAATTGCAGGCATCATGAACGGCCACGGACAGATAGACTTTGGCATCGATGGCTTGGAAGACACTTTACATTTGTACAGAAAGAATGTAAAGTATCATAAAGTGATAGAAAATGCTCAGGCGTTTATTGGTGCAGGTGGCCGTGCTCAATGGAACTTTATTGTGTTTCGTCACAACCAACATCAAGTTGATGCAGTTAAAAAATTAGGACAAGAGTTAGGATTTTTTAATGTGTTAATTAGAAAGACTGGCAGATTTTTTAATCATCGTACTGTGGAAGAAATGACTGCATGGCCGGTAAGAGATGAATACATCATAGAGCCACCAACTCTACCAGAATATCGTAATCAAAGTATGTTGTTCTTGCCAGATTTAAAACAAGAGTACGGCAATATAAAAAACTACTTTGACTCAACAGAAATTCGTTGCGATGCAATGATAGGGCCCAAAGTGGCCATTAATGCTGAAGGGTTGGTATTGCCTTGTAACTTTTTTAATCACAACTTGTATGATCGTAGATTTTACGAAGCAGGAGTATTGCCCGAAGCCAATGAGTTGAGCACAGTCAACGGGCAAAATCAAGTTAGAACATTTTTAGAAAAGTATGGGTTAGACAGTTTTAATATCAATTTACACACGTTAGAAGAGATTTTTAACAATGCCATGTGGCAGGATTTGGTCGACAGCTGGAATCAAACATTGGCCACTGGTAGATTATTTGAATGTGCAATGACATGTGGCTCACGACTACAAAAAGTATGGGATCAAGGAGGCAGTAAAAGATGAAAGTGTTAGTGACCGGCGGCAACAGGGGTTTAGGTAATTATTTGGTAAAAAGATTCAACGGCTGGGGTGTCAGCCGAGAAAATGGCTACAATATTACCACAGATGTAAAAAAGATTGCTGAACTAAGTTTAGAATATGATGTGTTTGTTAACAATGCTTTTGATGGTCCACCACAGGAATCCTGGGCCAACTTTGGACAAGCGCAGGTATATTTTGCCGTGTATGATGCCTGGCAAGCCGTGGGTAAAACAGGGTATATCTTTAACATCGGTTCAACCGGTAGTAAAACTGTAGTAGCACCCGAGCCACGCTTTGAAACCTATCGTGTGGCCAAAGAAGCCCTGGCACATGCCAGTCGACAGGGTACACAGGCATTTAAACAGGGTTTGGTTCCGTTTAAAACCACTTTGATCGTGCCAGATCGTTTGGACACAGAATTAAGTCGTAGTCGCCCAACCTGGACCGGTAACGGCGTACAATTAGCGGACATCGGCAATTTTATCGAGTATGCCACAGGAACTAACCCAAATACTTGCATAGATGAAATCACTTTTTACTGTGCGTTAGACTATAAGGCATAATTACTATGCATGTCATGGATTTACGAAAACGCCCAAGTAGAAACTTTACCCGAAGATTGTGTCGGATTTGTTTATTTGATAACAAATAAACTGTCTGGCAGGAAGTATATTGGAAAAAAATTAGCAAAATTTAGTCGAACCACTTATCGAATGGTCAAGTTAAAGAATGGTAAAAAGAAGCGTAAGAAAATTCGTGGTAAAATTGAATCTGACTGGCAAACCTATTATGGCTCCAGCCCAGAACTAACACGAGATGTGGTTGAATTGGGCATTGACAACTTCGCACGAGAGATATTATATTACTGTCGTAGTAAGGCAGAATGCAGTTATATTGAAGCAAGAGAACAATTTAGTCGCAGAGTATTAGAAACAGAAGATTACTATAACGGACACATACAGGTCCGTGTACATGGCTCACACATTATCAACAAGATTTAAATCACCAGACACAAAGTCTAATCAGCAGTAAAATCAAATTTATTACAGAAACAGCACCGTGTTTGGTCGAGGCAGCTCGACTCCCGTTGCGGACTGGTGGAATACCCAGTCCAGATGTGCTCGGGTGTGCAAGGCTAATGCTAACTTAAGGCAAAAAATGGTCGGGGCAATGAGAAAAAGCAACCCCAGCTTATAGGACTTCGATTCGTTATGGGGTTACTAAGGTTCCGTTGATATGTGAAGCTTGAGTAGGGGGTACCGGTCAACCGCCTCCGCGTGTGTATAGTACACACAATCTCATTATAATGAATGACTGTGCTACTCGGATGATGCAAGTCATGTTCACCGTGCATACGGTGAATTATGACCAATTAATCTGGATGATACTGAAAGACTTGAGTATGTGTCTAAGAAGAAAAACATTGCTGAGCAAAGCGAAAGCAATAGATCTGCGAAGTAGATCTTAAAAGAATGGCAATCCTGATTCTCTGGTAGACTCCAAATTGGACTTGATGATTTTGTTGATGATTTCGCGTTCTTCGAATCCAAGCATCATGACTTCTTCGTAAGAAACGCCGCCCCGCATGAACCAGGACATTTTTAACGCTTCCTCTTTTATGGCTTTTGAATCCCTGTCATATTGATCTAAAAGATCAATGATAGCGTCGTTGTCTAAACTCAAAAGCCTTAACCGAAAAAACGGGCGTAATCAAATTCCAATGCTGTGTCGAACTCTTTCTGGCATTCTGAGCAACCCAAATGTACCGGTGGTAGTGATCCAATCCTGGAAAATTCTGCTAACTTTTCCTCTATTAGTTTTGTTGCTTGGGTATTGGAATTTTGATAGAACTCGCGGATAAATTCTTTTTCTTTGACACGTACACCATCTTCGGTTTCAATATATTCAGTGCTGTTAACCAACAGTCCTAAATTTGCTTCCAACATATTTTTCATGCTGGACGCCAGGGTGGTATTTTTAACTTCTTCGTCCATGTCCTTGTCAAGCAAGGCGTCTAAGATACGTTGTTGTTCAAAAGAAGCAATATTACTTTGGTTCACTTCGGTATAATTCTGTGGTTTTAGTTTGATTTTTAAACCGTCGTAGTTGACTGTATCTTCGTAGGTTGGTGCAGTAACCTGTGATAATAACGCAGTGATATCAACCTCGTAGTCGTGTTCTTCGTTGCAATGTGGACAAGTGGCCGAAATAGCCATGTTCTTGCCGTAGCTGGCAACGCGGATAGCAATCAAAGTGGCATCAACATCGGTACTGGGCATTTTCCAGGCATTTTTGATGTTTGGGCAACAACTTTGTATCACACTGACCACACCAGATCCATTCATCAAGGCATCTGGAGTTTTTAATGTAATTTCGTCGGCAGTGGTCATTGGGTAAATTGGAATTTCGCCATTCACGGTTAAATCCAGTGTGCCTTCTTCCCAAAAAGATCCCTTGCTGGGCAATTTAAAATAGATTGCAGGGCGTCTAAAGTGTTTGACTAACGGATTGATAGGTTTTTGATCCATGTTTTAATTTCCATAAATAATTGATATATGAGTATTTATAGGTAAGAACCCATGGCAGATATAAATGATGACGATCTAAAACACCGCTTGGCTGCTCTGACAATCACCGGCGCACAGGCCGATGCAGTTTTAAAAGCTGTTACAGAAAGTCTTAAAAAATCTAAAAAATTATACGATTCATTCAATTCTGCCATGGAGCAGGCCGAAAAGGCTGTCAAATTAAACAGACAGTCTCTGGGCAATTTTACCAAAGAATTGCTGGGCGGACGCTCTCGTGTCAAAGACCTGACCTATGCAATTAGTAATCTTGACGACACGATAGAAGCAGCAAATTCGGGATTGGAAAAATTAACCGAAGGCGAAAAAGAAGCATTAAAAATACAACGACAGGCCCTGGTTCAACAGCATTTATACAACAAAGGTATTGAAACTACTGTAAAAGGACTCAGAGATCTCAGCGGTGTTGCAATCAAGGGATTTACTGCTGCCACACTTGGTGCTGCAAAATCTGCACTCAATGGCAGTGATGCGCTAAGTGTAGCACAAGGAATGATGACGGCCAACATTGACATGGCCAATGGTGCAACACAGGCCGGTGCAACGGCATTAAAAGACATGGGCTCGGCTGCCATGTTTGGCAGTGGAAAAATGAAGGCTGTGGGTGTTATTGCCATTGGCCTTGGTACTGCCTTAAGTTTTCTTGGGAACGAGATATCTGAATTAGCCAAAGCTGGTATTGGCTTCATGATTGACCAAACTCGCAAGAATATTGCTGGTTTCCAGGCAATGAGTTCGGTTGGTGCCCTATACACCGATGGCATGCAGGGCATGATTACACAGGCCTCCAAGGGCGGCCTGACCCTGGAACAACTTTCCACAGCAGCCAAAAACAACACAGAATCGTTTACACAAACTGGCCTTGGTATGGGCGAAGCCACACGTCGCATGACCAATGCCATGAACATTGGCGGAACACGAGCACGTGATGCAATGTTTGGTCTTGGCATGACCATGGAAGAACAAGCTGATGCATACGCCACAGTGATGGCCCAGTTGTCGGGTCCAAACAAAGAACTACATGCGTCTGACAAAGAAATTGCCGATACCACGATGCAGTATGTCAAAGATTTAAAAACACTTCAAGCAATCACAGGCGAAGATGTCAAGTCCAAACAAGAAAAAATCCGACAAGAAAACGATACCTTAAAATTCCAACAGATATTGAGCCGTATGCAACCAGAAAAGGCTCAGGCATTACAAGCAGCCATGAACAACATGACCGAAAGTCAGCGCCAGACTCTGCGTGAAAACTTGATTTATGGTAATGTAGTCAGTGCAAATCTTGCAATATCTCAGCAGGCCAATAGAGGTATCGCACAATCCAACAGAGAATTTTTACAAGCTGTCAGAGACGGCACCATTTCCCAGGAAAAAGTCAGAGACATACAGGCACGTACAGCAGATTTAACCTATGATGATGCCATGAAAGCAAGAGGTTTGGCATTATCTACCAATGCAGTTGTACAGCAATCGGCCAAAGAAACGCTGGAAGAAGCAAACTATAAGAAAAAAATGAAAGGGAAAACTGCTGCTGAACAACAGGTGGAAGAACGTACCAAACCTGGGGCGGCTGTCAGTTATGAAGTTACAACACAACAAAAGATTCAGCAGTTTGCTACAGACATGCAAAATCTTGCCAACAATAATTTTGTAGCATTTGGCAAGGCAATAGATCAAATGACTACCACACTTGGTAAGTCGGTACAAGAATTGGCCGCGTTGGGAGTTGGTGCTGCTGTAATGCCCCCTTGGGTATCCGGATTGGTAACCCTTGGTAGTTCAATATTGATGGCTATTCCAGCATTAATATTGTCAATGAAAGGCGGCCTTGGTGGTTTATTTGGCGGCGGCAGTAAAATAGCAGGTGCTGTGGGGGGTGCTGCAGCAACAACTGGGATCAAAGGACTTGCCACAGGAGCTGGTAAATCAATAGGTAAAATGATCCCCGGACTTGGATTTGTGATAGGAGCTTCAGACGCAATAAACCGAGCAATCAAAGGGGATTATGTAGGAGCCGGCATAGCCGGCATTGGCGCAGCGGCTTCTTTTGTTCCTGGGTACGGAACCGCTGTTACTGCTGTCACAGAAGCCGGTTTAATTGCACGTGACATGATTAATCAACGTGGCAACGAAAAAACACCAGGTGCAACAAAGTTATCTGATCTTATCAAGTTCAGTGCAAGAACCGGTGACGAAGCACACTTTAAACAACTACAGCCACAGGTACAGCAAGCATTTGTGACAATGGCACAGGAATATCTGTCTCGTACCGGTCAAAAATTAGAACTTAGCAGCGGATTTAGAAGTGCAGAAGAACAAGCAGATTTAATTAGATCGGGTCGAGGCGGTTCTAACCCAGTGGCACAACCCGGACACAGTTTCCATCAATTGGGCAAAGCCCTGGACGTAAATTCACGACAGGTGGCCGAATTAAAAAACACAGGTATGCTGACGAAATATGGATTTAGTCCAATGGATAGGGATCCACCACACATACAAATGCTGGACAAAGGCGGTGTTATTGAAGGCGCCGAAACTGCAATAGTTGGTGAAAATGGCCCAGAAATTGTACACGGTGGTAGTGTGACCAGCACAGCAAGTACCAGTAAAATATTTGATCAAATGAATATCCATTTGGCCGAATTGGTAAGATTAACCAAAACACAAAACAATACTTCGGAAAAGATATTACGGGTGAGTGCGTAATAAGCTATAAATATAGCTAACGAGAGAATAACTATGGCCGGTTGGAAAAAATATTTCAAGACAAGCAATTTACCCAGTAACGTAAGCCCAATTGGCAACGGACGTAGTGTTGACCCTGGCTATAAAAACTATCAAAGTCAGTTGCCCGAAGTCTATACCGGACAACCAAATCGTGTTGAACGCTACAATCAATACGAACAGATGGACATGGATTCAGAAGTCAATGCCGCACTAGACATCCTGGCTGAATTTTGCACCCAAAAGAATTTAGAAAATTACACAGCCTTCACTATCAAGTTCAAAGAAAAACCGTCAGACAGTGAAATCAAAATCATCAATGAGCAACTACAGCAATGGGTGGCCCTAAACGAATTAAACAAACGCATATTCAAAATTGTACGTAACGTATTCAAATACGGTGACCAAGTATTTCTACGTGATCCAGAAAACTTTAAACTGATGTGGACAGAAATGTCCAAGGTCACCAAGGTCATTGTGAACGAAGGCGAAGGTAAAAAACCTGAACAATACCTGATCAAAGATCTAAATCCCAACTTCCAAAACTTGACAGCCACAGCAGTGGCCACAACAGATACCTATGTAAATCATCCGCAAACCGGTGGTCCTTCGGGTGCTTATGTACAACCACAAGCACCATTTGGCGGGGGTAGTCGTTTTAGCCATGCACGTAACGAAGCAGTTATCAATGCTGAACACGTAGTACATGTGAGCCTAACCGAAGGCTTAGATGTATATTGGCCATTTGGTAATAGTGTATTGGAAAATATTTTTAAAGTATTCAAACAAAAAGAACTGTTGGAAGACTCGATCATTATCTATCGTGTTCAACGTGCTCCAGAACGCCGTGTGTTTAAGATCGACGTGGGCAACATGCCCAGCCATATGGCCATGGCCTTTGTTGAGCGTATCAAAAACGAAATACATCAGCGTCGTATTCCCAGTATGACCGGCTCAGGCACAGGGCAAAACATGATGGATACCACATATAATCCATTGAGTCAGAACGAAGATTACTTTTTTCCGGTCACCGCTGACGGACGTGGCAGTAGTGTAGATGTATTCCCAGGCGGTCAGAATCTGGGCGAAATCACTGATTTACGCTTCTTTACCAACAAGTTGTTCCGTGGCCTGCGTATTCCCAGCAGTTATCTTCCAACCACAGCCGAAGACGGTAGCCAAGCCTATACCGACGGTCGTGTTGGTACAGCCCTGATCCAGGAATGGCGTTTTAACCAGTATTGTATACGTTTACAATCATTGATCGCTGACAAATTGGACAGTGAATTCAAGCTGTTTATGCGCTGGAGAGGCTTTAATATTGATGGTGGATTGTTTGATTTACAGTTCAATGAACCACAAAACTTTGCACAGTATCGTCAGACCGATATCGATCAGGTACGTATTGCCAACTACATGCAATTGGAACAGGTTCCGTATTTGAGTAAACGCTTCTTGATGCAACGTTACTTGGGAATGAGTGAACAAGAAATATCCAGAAACGAAGAAGCCTGGCAAGAAGAAGCCGGCGATGCAGAATTAGCACAGGCTGAAAATCCAACCTTGCGTTCTGCACCGGGCGGACTGAGTCCCGGTGGAATCAATGCCGATCTTGAAGCATTAGGCCCCGAACCTGGCACAGAAGCACCAGGAGTTGCACCAGCAATGGCTGGTAGTCCAACAGCTGGAGCAGCAGGCGCAATGAATGCAACACCAACTGTTTAAGTAAAAAGGTTAAATAGTAGTATGAATATATTTGAACTATTTGACAGAGAACCTGCTGGGTATCATACACAAAAAGATGACCATTCTGTTTACAGTAAAAAAGACAGCAATAGTCGCAGTTCTCGTTTGACCATAGCACACTTACATCAGCTTAGAATCAGCCACGACGCCAAAAAACTTGAACACGAGAAGAAATTACAAGCTGTATCAGCTCAGTATAAACCACCAGTTGAAGCTGGTCCAGCAGGCGGATTATAACAAGTTTGGTTGTAAAACTGTAATAATTCCGTCAAAATCATCAAAAAACCCCCATTTAACAAGAAATATACGCAGTTATTGTAAATAACTTTACAGAGCCACATTTATAATTAAGGAGTTCTCATGAACAAGTTTGAAAAGTTAATTGAATTCATCATCAATGATGAGGATCAAAAAGCACGTGAATTATTTCACACAATCGTAGTAGAAAAATCTCGCGACATTTATGAGTCAATTATGGACGAAGAAGTTGCTGGTCAGCCAGTGGAAGAATTCGTCAATAACATGAAAGACGAAGAAGCAATGGAAGGCGAAGAAGAATTTAGTGCCGACGGTGAAGAAACCGGCGACGAAGAGTTTGGCGCAGAAGAGCCAACAGATGATGTTGAAGCAGAATTTGGTAGCGATGCTGAAGAAGGCGACACCGAAGAACATGCCGAAATTGAAGACAAAGTAATGAACATTGATGCCAAGTTGGACGAGCTATTAGCCAAGTTTGACGAAATCATGGGCGACGATGGTCACGGCGAAGAAATGCCAGCCATGCACGACGAAATGGGCAGCGATGAAGGTCACGAAGAAGAGCCAGCAGTGTTTGAAGCTGAAGAAGAGGAAGAAGAGGAAGAGGAAGAAGAATCCGGTAATCCTTTTGCCAAAAAGGATGACAAGAAAAAGACTGCAGAATCTCGCAAATCCACATCTGAATTAATGCGCGAATATGTTGACCGCATTGGTGATATCTACGGCGGACAAGGCGATGCCGCTGAAGGCGACGCAGTGGGTTCATCTGGTAAGAAAACATCTGTAAACACAAAACCAGGTTCAGTAGGCCCAGGTGCTGATTTTGGTGGTACTACAGCTACACCAAAAGGTGGCGAGCAGAACCAAGACGGCACAAGTGCTCCATCAGCACCAAAGCCACAAGAAATCAAATCTGGCAACCGTAATGTTCCAGGCGGCAAAGCTGATACGTTAGCTAAAGGCCCTACTGCCAAGTCTGGCGAAGAGTCTGCTGTAAATGACAAACCAGTACAAAAACAAAATACTGGCAAGAAGTAATTAAGGACTCTAAATGGCTTTGTACCTAAAAGAGCATTTAACTTTTGACCGCGCAGGGATGGTAGTTGAGTCTACCGACTCTGCTGACGGCAAAGGCAAGGATCTCTACATGAAAGGCATATTCATTCAGGGTGGTGTCAAGAATGCTAACCAGCGTGTATATCCTGTCAATGAAATTGAAAAAGCTGTTTCAAGTATCAATGAACAAATCAAAGGTGGCTACAGCGTCCTTGGCGAAGTAGATCATCCAGATGACTTAAAAATTAACTTAGACCGCGTAAGCCATATGATCACAGACATGTGGATGGATGGCCCATGCGGTTTTGGCAAATTAAAAATGTTACCAACCCCCATGGGCGAATTAGTTAAATCTATGTTGACATCTGGCGTTAAGTTAGGTGTCAGTAGCCGCGGATCCGGTGAGGTAAACGAAAGTAGTGGACACGTTAGCGGGTTTGAAATCGTTACCGTAGACATCGTAGCACAACCTAGTGCTCCTAATGCTTATCCTAAAGCCATCTATGAAGGCTTGATGAATATGCGTGGTGGCGCCCAGGTATTTGAAATGGCACGTGAAGCCAGTCAAGATCAACGAGTACAGAAGTACCTGAAAGAAGCCGTTAAGGGCTTAATCAAAGATTTAAAATTATAGGAGAAATATCCAATGTTAGATGCTATCAAACCATTGTTGGATAACGGAATCATTAATGAAGAGACCAAGACAGCTATTGCTGAAGCTTGGGAATCACGCATCACTGAAGCCAAAGAACAAGTTCGTGCAGAATTACGCGAGGAATTTGCTCAACGTTATCAACATGACAAGCAAGTAATGGTTGAAGCTCTAGACAAAATGGTAACTGAGTCTCTCACTGTTGAATTACAAGAATTCGCAGACGAAAAAAAACAATTAGCTGAAGATCGTGTTGCATTTAAAACCAAAATGATTGAAAGCGCCGGCAAGTTCAATGATTTCATGGTAACTAAGTTATCTGAAGAAATCCGTGAACTACGTGCAGATCGTAAGACTTACGAGAATGCTATCAGCAAACTCGAGCAGTTTACAATCCGTGCATTAGCAGAAGAAATCAAAGAGTTTGAAGCAGACAAGAAAGCCGTAGTGGAAACTAAGGTTCGCTTGGTTGCCGAAGGTAAAGCTAAATTAGCTGAACTACAAGCCAAATTTGTAAAACAATCTGCTGCCGCTGTTCAAGAGGCCGTAACCAGTTCGTTAGAGTCAGAATTGACTCAACTAAAAGAAGACATCCAAATTGCTCGCGAGAACATGTTTGGTCGTCGTCTATTTGAAGCATTTGCCACAGAATTTGCTGGCACTCACCTAAATGAGAACAAGCAGATCCGTGAACTACAAGGTCAAGTTGAGCTTGTAACATCTAAATTAGCTGAAGCAGTTCAGAAGATTGAAGAGACAAATGTCTTAGTTGAATCAAAAGAAACAGAAATCAAGATTATCAAAGAGTCAACAGAACGCAAGGAACGTCTTGCAGAAATGTTGAAGCCTTTGAATAAAGAGAAGTCAGCAATCATGCGTGACTTGCTCGAAAGTGTACAGACTGATCGTCTTCAGGCTGCATACGAAAAATATCTACCAGCTGTACTAAATAATTCTACAGTTAAAGTGGTTGCTGAAAAGCAAGCTATGTTAACTGAGAGTCGTGCAGTAGTAACTGGTGATAAAACTGCTAAAACTGCCGTTGAAGCCCCAAGTACTGAGTCTTATGACAATGTAGTTGAGATCAAACGTTTAGCAGGGCTTAATTAAACCCTAAAAGGAAAAGGAAATATCATGACACAAGCATTATTAGAAAGCCGTTGGGGCGAAACTAAAGAAGCCCTGTTAGAGGGCTTAAATGGTTCTAAGCGCACCACAATGGGTGTAATCTTAGAAAACACTCGTAAAATGTTGGCAGAAAATGCAACAGGCGGAGCAACACAAGCAGGTAACGTAGCTACACTAAACCGTGTAATTCTACCAGTTATCCGTCGTGTAATGCCAACTGTTATTGCTAACGAAATCGTTGGCGTACAGCCAATGACAGGTCCAGTTGCTCAGATCCACACATTACGTGTGCGTTACGCTGACACAGCAGGTGATACATCTGCTTATGCAACTCCTGTAACAGCCGGTGATGAAGCATTATCACCATTCAAGATTGCAACAGCATACTCTGGTAGTTCTACTACTGGTCAAGCTACTTCTACAGCCGCTTTAGAAGGCGTAGCAGGTAACCGTATCAACGTTCAAATCTTGAAACAAGTTGTTGAAGCCAAAACACGTAAGTTAAGTGCTCGTTGGACATTCGAAGCCGCTCAAGACGCTCAGTCTATGCACGGTTTGGATGTTGAAGCAGAAATTATGGCTGCTTTAGCACAAGAGATCACAGTTGAAATCGACCAAGAAATTCTTGGTAGTTTACGTGCTCTTGCTGCAACTGACTACACATTTGACCAAGCTGCAGTTTCTGGTACAGCTACATTCGTTGGTGATGAGCACGCTGCTTTAGCTGTTCTAATCAATCGTACAGCTAACTTGATCGCTCAGCGTACACGTCGTGGTGCTGGTAACTGGGCAGTTGTTTCCCCAGCTGCATTGACAGTACTACAAAGTGCTACAACTTCTGCATTTGCTCGTACAACAGAAGGCACATTTGAAGCTCCTACAAACACCAAGTTTGTTGGTACATTGAATGGCGCAATGAAGATTTATGTTGACGGTTATGCAAACGACAGTCAGGCTGTTTTAGTTGGATACAAAGGTTCAAGCGAGGCAGATGCTGCCGCGTTCTATTGCCCATATATCCCTCTAATGAGTTCTGGTGTTGTATTGGATCCAACAACATTTGAACCAGTCGTATCATTTATGACACGTTATGGTTATGTAGAGTTGACAAACACAGCGTCATCTCTAGGTAACGCTGGTGACTATGTTGGCGAGATCGCAGTTGCTAACTTATCTTTCCAATAATCAAGACTGAACTTGATTTAACGAAAGTTAAAACAACAAATCATCCCAGGGATGGGAAGACAAAAAAGGACCTTTCGGTCCTTTTTTGTTGGCGGTGTATATAAATACTACATAATAAACGGAAAATTTATAGCAATTGGTATCCAGACCGGCGGAACAACAGACCCAATAATTTTTATAGGAACATAACATGGCAATCACAATAGGCCCAGGAATAACCATTGGTTCGGGAGTGGGATTGGGTACCGCACCCAATCTCTCAATTGGCGCACTTTCTTTTAGTAGATCAGCACACAATGATATTAACATTTTATATTCATCAAATCAATCACATCCGCCACCACCAGCACGTCAAGATACATATACCGGTGATATCACTATAGAAATGTGGATTAAACCTACTTCAAACAATACCGACGGAAGTCTCTGGTGGTTCCCTACGGGGTGGGCCAACAACAGCGGTGTTATTACCTACAATAGTTTTCAATGCATAATCAACGGATCAACCATTAGATTGGAAAATCTTCCATACACAATCACCGGCGGAAATGCGTCGGCACCCGGCACCAGTATATTCACTACCATATCAGGATCCATCAATCCCAACACATGGAATTATGTATGTGTTAGTGTAGTCAGCGGAATTGTCAAATTG